GTTGCTTCATCGGGTGGTGAAGAGGTAGAAAGCACTGCTAAGATAAAAAAGACTGCTCCAAAAGCATTTGGCACACAAGACCGTGCAGTCACCGCACAGGACTATGAAGCGATTGTAAGGAAAGTATATCCAGCAACAAGTGACATTATTATATTTGGAGGAGAGGATCAAGAACCACCAGAATATGGTAAGGTATTCATTGCATTAAAACCAACTGATGCAAGTTTTCTTACATCGTTAACTAAATCACAAATTATTGCTGATCTTAAGAAATATGTTGTTGCATCTGTAGAACCACAAATAATAGATCCCTCCATTTTATTTGTTGAGATGACAAGTAAAATTTATTATGATGGTAGTGTCACAGATCAAACTCCTGCTAATATTAGAGATAAGGTAATTAGTGGTGTGCAAGATTTTATTAACGATAGCGATATTGAAAAATTTAATGGTAAGTTTAGGTATAGTAAGTTTGTAGGTGTAATTGATGATGCTGATGTTAGTATCAACTCTAATCTTACTAGTCTTACAATGAGAAAAGACTTCTATCCTACTCTTAATTCTACCTTCTACTATGAGGTATGTTTTAAAAATGCATTTGATAAAGATTGTGATGATCCAATTCTATCATCAACTGGATTTAGAGTAACTGAGTATCCCAACTTTGATGTATTTGTTGAGGATAGAGATGGTAAAATTGTGCTATATAGACTAGATAGCGTAACAGGTGAAAAGGTTGTTCTCGACAGCGATATTGGCGATATAGATTATGAAAAAGGTGAATTAAAAATGTATGCTCTTACGATCATAAAAGGTAGTTTCTTTGATAATCGTATTTCACTAAGAGTAAAACCACTATCAAATGACATCAAGGCAGTGCGTGAAGTATATCTTGATGTTGATGTTCCAAATTCATCTTTCACTGCATTTAAAGAGTAAGTAAATGGTTGTTGTAAAAACAAAGAGAATATCCACTCTAATAGAAACACAGCTTCCTGAGTTTATTAGTACAGAATACGAACTTTTCAGTAAGTTTGTTACAAAGTACTACGAGCAACAGGAGGTACAAGGTGGTACGTTAGATGTTATTAATAACATCCAAAAATATGCAGATATTGATTACTATGAAAAGAACTTACTTAGACAGCATGATACTTTGGTCACTAGTATCTCTGATAATGATAATACAATTGTATTACAAGATGCAACGAGTTTTCCAAAACAAAACGGATACGTAAGAATTGATGATGAAATAATTTTCTACGAGACTAGAACTGATACAACTTTAAGTGGATGTTCTAGAGGTGTTAGTGGTAACACAAAATTAGGAGATTTGTATAATGAGAGTAACTTTGTAACTACTGATGCTGCAGCACATGCTGCTGGTCAAAAAGTTTTTAACATCAGTAATTTATTTTTATATGCACTAGTAAAGAATTTTGAAAAACAATATTTGGGTTCATTTCCTGAGAAGTATCTTAGAGGAGAGGTAGATAAAAGAACTTTAATAAAAAATATACAAAATTTCTACAAAGCAAAGGGAACTGACAGTTCAATAAAGTTTGTTTTCAATACTATTGTATCAAAAGATACATCTAATAAACCAGAGGTATACAAACCAAGAGATTTTACATATAAAGCATCAAATGCCGATTGGATAAACGTATATGCACTTAAGTGTAAAGTAGTATTTGGTAATGTGAATAATTTAGTTGGTAAGAAAATTGTTCAGTCAGATACAGAAGATACTGAATACGCAGATGCTGTTGTAGACAATGTTTATGCAGATGGAACTAGAGATGGAGAGGTAATTTATAATATCGTCCTAGCACCAGAAACAGTAAATGGATTTTTTAATGTCTCAACTAAGACTCAACTTAAGACAAATTTGTCAGGTACTGCATCTACAGGAGATAGAATAAATGTTTTCTCTACTGTTGGTTGGGATAAGACAGGATCTATATTGATTGGAGATGAAACAATCACATTTAGTGATAAGAATGTAACTCAATTTATTATTGATGAAAGGTCAGCACAAAGTGCTGTACCACATGTTGTTGATACACCAGTATATAAACCAGTCACATTATCAGGATCTGGTGTCACATTGTTGACAATGGGTGTTGTATATAATTTACAACCATCAGATTCACAACCTTATTCTGCAGTTGGTGATAAAATTCAAGTATCCAATCCTGGTTTTGAAACTGCTGATCCTAAAATTGTTAATGTAGGCACAAATCAAACTAGATGGTTGTTGGGAACTGGTGCATCAGTTAATGTTCCTACCATACCATCAATAGCAACTTCATTAGATCAAGTATCTACAGATGTCTCTGCTATTCTTGCAGATGAACAATATTATTACATTGCTAGTTCTAGTTTTCCATCACATAAAATTTTAGATGGTTCTATTGTATCAGAAAAATTATTAGATCAAAAACTTCTTCGTATTATCAGAAGACAAGCAACAAGAACTACAGAAACATATCCTACACCTAAAAGAGATATTGGTATCGGATTAAATGGTGTTCCTTTTTATGGTCATAAAGATGCGGATAGTATTAGATATGGAAGACTAGAACAAATTAAAGTTGATCTTCGTGGAACTGGATATGCAAGACCTCCTTTTGTATTGATTGATCAAGTTCCCAATAAAGCAAGGGCAATACTTGCTGGTCAAGTAGTAGAAAGTGTTGTTGTAGATACCAATGATATATTTCCTAGAGTACCTGATATATTGATTACATCTGGTAGAGGTGCTGTTGTACGTGCTGTTGTAACTGGTGGTAAAGTAACAAGTTTAATACTTGATAATCCTGGCGAATTTTACTCATCACCTCCACAAATTGTAATTAGAGATAATGCTGGTAGAGGAAGATTTGCTGAATTTGAAGCAGTGGTTAATACTGATGGACAAATTACAGGATTCAATAAGATTGCTGAAGGTAATTTCTATAATCAAAACACCATAATTGTAGATGTAATTCCAGTAGGAAATGGAGCAACTGGTATACCTCTTCTCAAAGAATGGAATTTTAACAGGTATAAAAAATTAGAATCTAATCTAGATACAGAAAATGGTTATGTATTTGATAATTTTAATAACGTATTAGAGTATGGATATGGTTATGTTGCAAACCCGAAAGCACTTCGTGTTTCTCTCAACGATAACTTAAACAATGCTGGAACTGAACCAGCATCTAAATCACACTCACCTATTATTGGTTTTGCATATGATGGCAATCCAATCTATGGTGCGTTTGGTTATGAGAATCCTTTAAATTCTGCATCATCTATTATTAGAATGACATCTAGTTATTCTATCAATGGTGGTCGTTCTGAAGGACCTGATTTGACAAACTATCCTATTGGAACTTTTGTCAACGACTATACTTACACTCATAAGAGTGGTACATTAGACGAAAACAATGGACGATTTTGTATTACCCCAGAATTTCCGAAAGGAACTTATGCTTATTTCATTACTATTGATAGCAATCAAGTACCGCAATACCCATACATTCTAGGAGAGAATTTTTACTCCCTACCTGTTGATAGTAATTACAACTCAAATATAACTCAAGATGACATTCCTAAAAATGCAAAACATTTTTATCAAGCAGGAATGCCTAGAAACGGTGATGGTTTCCTTGCACAAATAGAAGAAGTAAAACAAGGAAATGTAGAGGGTGTCAATGTAGTAGATTCATCTAGCAATTTTTCTATTAACTCTCAAATATATTTTGATAATACAGGAACAGATGGTTCTGAAGCAGAAGCAATTATATCTTCTGTAAAAGGAAAACCTGTATCTTACTTACAATCAAAAGAAAATAAGGTTGTTAAATTAACAGTGATTCAGAGTGCATACTTATTTGCAGATGATACTCTAAATCAACCATCATCTGGTGCATCTGGTACAATTGTGGGTACAGTTAAAAATGATAATATAATTGTATTGAAAGAAGTTACTGGTACATTTGATGAAACTGGAACTTTCTCAGCTGCAATCAAAACATTTGATATTTTATTAGATCAAAGAAGTTCTTACACTAAAGGTGCTACATTAAGTCTTACTGATGGTGTCAATGCTCCTATTGCCACTGCTGAGGTATTAGAAGGAACATCTGCTCAAAACGTAGTCCAAATCAAAGTTCTTACGGGCACATGGATAGTTGATGATAATTATTTCTTACAGTCTGATGATTTGTTTAATACATCTGGAACTAGAATTGTAAGACTTACAACTCTTAGTGATGGATTAGAACCATTTGAAGTTAACCAAAGTGTTGCATTAGTAGAGACATCAGAAAATCATGGGTTAGGAATTGGAGACAAAGTAAACATTGATATCAATCCTAATGACGCAACAAAAACTAAATTATATTATGTAAGAAAGAGGTTATATCAAGAAGCAATTCTGACACCTCCTAGTGCTAAAACAAGTATTAATTTTACGGGGATAGGACGCTATGACATACTCAATGGAGGAGCAGATTATACTGCTGGAACTTACACTAGTGTTGCTCTTACTGGCGGATCGGGTACTGGTGCCACTGCTACATTTACTGTATCTGA